CGAAGAGATCAACTATATAAAAGATGAATCAATAAAGTCTTTTGTAAGATCTATTTTATTAAGAGCAGGAAATTTTTGGACAATACCATCTAGCTTTTCTGGAAAGTATCACCCTGCTGATGAACATAATGAATGTGGGAATGTTTTGCACACAAAGAGAGTTGTGCATGCAGCAAAGGTTTTATCTGACTCATATTCTTTATCGGACGAGGATAGAGATACGGTATACGCAGCATCACTACTCCATGACGTCACTAAGGGTATAAAGCTAGAAGGAGAAACATCATTTCACTACGATCCATTGCACCCTTATACAGTCGTGAACCTAGTAAAGAAGTGCCAGCAAGAAGATAAGAACTTTGCAAGAGAAAGTGAATCATCTACTTTATTTTTATCAGAAGAGTTAGTTCAATCTATTCTACGCTTAGTCCGATGCCATCTTGGTCCATGGTCACCAGTTCCAGAAACATATCCAATAACATACTTAGATATGATAGTTCATATGGCTGACAATGTAGCATCAAAGCTTCACTACATAGTTGATGGAGACAGTGTAGAAAGATCAAGATGGGTTAAAGAATCTGATGGCTGATGTTGAAGATAGACTTTTAAAAAGATTTACCATCCTAAAAAGATTAGAGTACTATATTAATGAATCAGTTTACTACAGAACCTATAGTGAAGATATCAAGTCAGATAATAAAAAAGTATTATGGCATTATGGGTCAGACTCTGGTAAGATAGACCTCTATGAAAATCCCTGTTGAACAAAATAAATTCCTATCTCAGTGGGATTACTACGAGGTAGCTAGATACGTGCCATCGCTCAAGAGAGTGATCAGAGATAAGGTGGCGGATAAGCCACTAGTTCTAAGCTCACTACAGGTAGAAGAGTATGCTAAAGCTCATGGTAATACTGGAATATATACATCTGTATTTGCCTATAACTCAAAAGAAATAGACACAGCAATGAGACTAGGTCCATTGTATTTTGACATAGATAGCTCAGACATAGAGTCAGCTAAAACAGAATGCATAAGTCTTTACGAGCACTTGACTACGTTCATTCCTAAGGATTCAGTATTGGTATATTTTACTGGTAAAAAAGGTTTTCATATAGAATGTGAACCAATAGCTTTAGGCATTAACCCCAGCAATGCTTTGTCTAAAGTCTTTAGATATATAGCCAATGACTTAAAAGATAAACTTTCCCTTTCTAACTTAGACTTTAGTGTCTATGATCAAAGAAGAATGTGGAGATATCCGGGCTCAAAACATCAAGATACTTCATTGCATAAGACATTATTAAATTGTTATGGAGAAGAAAATTTACTCTATAAAAGCATAGAAGAGATATCAAAATATTGTTCAGAAAAAAGAACTGGAATAGTATGTGACCAAGAGTTTAGCTATAAGGCAAATGAATGGTATAGGCAATATACATATGAGATGGAAGAGTCTCAAAATAAAAAACAAGATCCTTTAGAGTATTTTAATAAGTATGGCTCAAAAGCTTTTAAAGACTTAAAGCAAACTCATAAGCACTTTGATCCTAAAATGCTACTAACAAAATGTTCTGCAGTTAAAAGATTATATCTTCAAGCTAAAGAAGAAGGTTATCTTGAGCACGAAGCGAGACTTTTTCTTTGCTCAATACTTACATACACTGAAGATTCCATAAAGTTTCTACATGAGATATTAAGCAACTGTAGAGACTACAACTTTGAGAAGTCTTCTGCTCACATAAATGACTGGGTCAAGAGACGCCAAATGGGCATAGGCGGAAGACCCTACACATGCGAAAGAGCTAATTCAGTAGGTGTTGGATGTGGAGAGTGCTCTTTGGAGCAAAGAAATAAGTGGGTTAAAATAGGTGATCGATATGTTGAGACTCAAGAAAAGTCATCACCGTCTCCTATTAGGTTTGCGTATAGATCATTGAGAGAAGGTGAATTAGATAATGGAAATAAATAATCCTGATGATGTTATTGGAGTTTGTTCAGAGTGTAAATCTGACCAGCCAATGAAAGCTATGTACAATAGTGGATTTGCTCAAGGCGGAAGTGCACCTGTGTGCAAGTACTGTGGTGGCGTAGTGATTATAATTTACAGAGAGTCAAGAGATCAGTCGCTTGATCAAGCAGACAGAGAAAGAGGAGTTTAGTGAAAAACTGGACCAACCTACACAATCATACAGTTTTTTCTATGCTAGATGGTCATGGGAACGTAGAGAGATATCTAACTAAAGCAAAAGACTTAGGAATGGTTGGTCTAGCAACTACTGATCATGGGAACATTCACTCTTGGCTAGACTTCTATGATGCTGGTACTTCTCTTGGGGTTAAACCAATTCTAGGATCTGAGTTTTATCAAGCTAGAAAGACTAGACTCGACAGAGATCCAGAAGAGAGATCTGGCCCATCAAAGAATGAGTGGGAACAAAGAGGTCCATATCACATTACAATATTGGCAAAGAATAATGTTGGATACCACAATATAATTAAGATGTCATCAAGATCATTTCTTGAGGGCTACTATGTAAAGCCACGCATTGACCATGATCTTATCTCTCAGCACTCTGATGGAATAATAGTTTTATCAGGATGCTTGAACAGTGAGGTGTCTCAAGCTTTACTCAGAAATGATTACACCTTTGCACTTGAGTCGGCAGCAAAGATGCAGGACATTGTTGGCAAAGAGAATTACTTTATAGAGATACAGAATCATGGATTAGCTGAGCAGATACAGATAACAAATGATTTAATTAAGATAGCAGAAACTATTGGAGCTAAAATAGTTCCAACAGGAGACTGCCATTATGTTCATAGGGAAGACGCTAGATCACATGACATCATGCTATGTGTCTCCACTAACAGCACTATACATACGGAGAACAGATTTTCTTTTAGTGGAGATAATTTTTATCTTAAATCTTATGATGAGATGGCCTTAACCTTTAGTGAAGAATGGCTAAAGAATACCGTAGAAGTATCCGACATGATAGATGTCCAGTTAAAGTTTGGTGATATATATTTTCCAAACTTTCCAATTCCAACAAAAGAAAACTCTACTGAATACTTTGAGAGATTAGCTTGGGAAGGCCTTAGAAGTAGATATGGAAATGATCTGCCTGAACATATTATTGAACGAGCAAATCATGAAATAAAAGTTGTAGAAGATATGGGCTTTCCAGAATACTTCCTCGTTGTTTCTGACCTCGTAAGATGGGCTAAGGACAATGACATTAGAGTTGGTTGGGGAAGAGGGTCTGCAGCTGGCAGTATTCTTTCCTACGCTTTTAATATTACCAATCTTGACCCGCTTAGATTTGGTCTAATGTTTGAAAGATTCTTAGTTGAAGGAAGAAAGTCAATGCCCGACATCGACCTAGACTTTGACGATAGGTATAGAGATAAAGTAATTGATTATGCTAGAAGTAAATATGGAGACGATAAAGTCGCACACATATGTACGTTCAATAAAACTGGAGCTAGACAATCAATCAGAGATGCTGCAAGAGCACTAGGTCATGACTTCTCTATTGGAGACAAGGTGTCTAAGCTTGTTCCTACACCAGTCTTAGGTGTATCAAAGTCTCTGCATGAATGCATGGACGTTGCTGATTTTGCTGATCTGTATAAGAAAGATCCTATTAGCAAAGAAATCATAGACACTGCATTCGGACTAGAAGGATTAGTAAGACAAACTGGGATGCATGCAGCTGGTATTGTTATCTCTAGAGATTCATTAGTCGAATATCTACCCATCATGCAAAAAGGGATAGACAACCCGATTATAACTCAATGGGATATGGGCAGAGTTGAGCAGTGCGGTCTGCTTAAGATCGACTTCTTGGGCCTAAGAAACCTTGGAGTAATTGATCAGTGCGTTAGATTAGTTAAAAAGCACAAGGGATTAGATATAATCGTAGACGAAATACCATTAGACGATCCTGCAACGTACGCAGAGCTATGCAGAGCGAATGCCATAGGTGTATTCCAGTTAGAATCATCTGGCATGAGAGAGTTAATGGTTCAGCTTCAGCCTCAGAATATTGAAGACATCATGGCTCTCATATCACTATATAGACCAGGGCCAATGGGTTCTGGAATGGATAAGCTTTACATTGATAGAAAACATGGTAGATCCAGAGTTGAATATGATCACCCTAAACTAGAAGAGGTCTTAGGTCCGTCACTTGGTATTATGCTTTACCAGGAAGACGTTCTTGGTGTTGCACGAGAGCTAGCTGGATTCTCTTCTGGACAAGCAGACGATCTTCGTAAAGCTATCGGTAAAAAACAGATGGATAAAATTTCTTTGTTTAGAGAAAAGTTTGTTAGTGGATGTGTTAAGACATCTCAGCTAAACGAAGATAGAGCGAATAAAATATATTCAGACATTGAATACTTTGGTGGCTATGGATTCAACAGAGCTCACGCAGCAAGCTACGCAATGATATCTTACATTACAGCTTATCTAAAGACTAACTTTACCGCAGAGTACATGGCAGCCTTACTTACGTCTGTTGCTGGCAATAAAGATAAGTTGGCTATATATCTTTCTGATTGCAGAAAATTAAATCTTAAAGTAATGCCACCGTCAATTAATGATTCTAATGAAGACTTTACTGTTATAGATAGTTCAACAATAGTATTTGGTTTAGCAGCTATTAATGGAATAGGATACGCAGTATCAGAAGCTATCTTATCAAATAGAGATGTAGATAAACCATACACTTCAATGCATGACTTTTTGAGAAGAACGAATCCAGCAGTATTAAAGAAAGGTACTCTTGAACACCTTGCTGCAAGCGGAGCTTTTGATGAACTGATAGACAGAACTCTTGACCAGGACTTTGGCAGAAGAACTGAACTAAGTATATTAGAAAGAGAAAAAGAAGAGCTTGGAATATACGTATCCAAAAATCCAGTTGATGGAATTTGGGATCTCCTTTCTGAAAATATATCTCATGAAATAGTTGAGCTAGAAGATGTCAATGCAGGGAGCAGAGTATCTATCTCTGGAATCATTTCTTCATTTAAAAAGATAATGACCAAAAAAGGATCAAGAATGTACAAGTTCAATGTACAGGATATATCTTCTGATATTGAAGTGATTGTGTTTCCAAGAGAGTCTAAAAATTACGATGAAGATTTTTTCTCTAATGGAGAAGTTATTAATATAGTTGGCACTCTAAATAAAGAGGGTGATGAAGAAAATTCTACTAATAAAATAGTATTAAATTCATGTGAGAAAGTAGACCTTTCATATTTTTCTGGAGGAAGACCTATCTATTTAACTTCTAATAAGTTAATAACAGAAAAAACTATAAATAATTTGTATGCTATAATTAATGAGAACACTGGAGGTTCTTACGTCTTCGTTGATATAGATGACGGAGATAAGAATCTTAAATTTAAGTTTAATAAAACAACATCAATAACAATAAAAGACAAACTAGAAGAATTAATAAAGGAGATACAGTGAGCGCAAAAGGAACCCATAAGAATCCAGTTGAGAACTGGTGTTGGACCTTCTGTTCATCTTGCAACAGATGCCAGGACAAGGGTAGATATACTAAATGCAACGGATGCTCAGGAAGATATGATCCAGAGGGCAGAATAGACCCTCATCCAGAAGACTTCTGCGACTGTAAGAATGGTGTCCTTAGATGGAAAACACAAACAGGCAGATTAGTTATGACTAGATTTAAAAGTAATCCATTTAAGGGCCAGGTTACTTACGAAAAGAAAACAGAAGACGAAAGAGACTGGGATTCTTACGTAGGCGATATGAGAGAAAAACTCAATGACCCAACATATAACCCTATTGCTATAGTGGAAGAAGATTAAAATGCTGAGAAATGAAGTTGGAAGAATTGAAAAGAATAACATTACCCTGATTGAATACGAAAGTGCTGTAGTAAATTACTCAAGCAATTTCTTTATTCAGCTAGGCGTAGTGGGAGTTCACTGCACTCAAAAAGAACTAGAAGACTTATATACAGTGCTAGGTTACTATTTAAATATAGATAACTATTCTGAATGTAAAATAAAGATAGGTGGAGAATATGTGGCCATACAATGAAGACGACAGCATGGAGCTAGGAACTACTGGCTGGATACCAATCGGAGAAGGTAGCTTTAAGCATAAACTGACCGGGCATATTATAGATTATACCGGAATTGAATATGATGAAAATGGAAAAATTGTATTTGATCCAAACCAACCAAAAGAAATAAACGAATGACCATAGAAATTAAGAGAATTGAAGATATAGAACCTTTTCAAAAGTTAACTCTTACTGACTTTAGTTATTCAAGAATAGATACATACGAGATGTGTCCTTCTAAGTATTTCTTTTCCTACATCAAAAAAGAACCAAGACAGTTTGGTGAAGCAGCAGTACTGGGAAACATAGTCCATGCAGTGCTAGAAGATCTAGTCTCTGACAAAGAGCCACTTGCGTTGGATGAGATGCATGGTTCGTACCTACAGAAGATATCTGAATACGACCCTGATAATTTAATATCTAATCAATTGCTAGATGCAGGCACAGTTATTATAAATGACTTCTACGATGCTAATGAGAATAAGCTTTTTGATGTTTATGAAAAAGAAATGTCTTTTAATTTTATTATAGGAAACTATTCCATAATAGGATACATAGACAGAATAGACGTGATAGGCGATGACGTTCATATAGTTGATTATAAAACTGGCAAAAGAGAAGTAGCACAGAAGAATATAGCAGAGAATTTACAGCTAGGAATTTATGCTCTTGCTGCCTCAGTTAAATTTCCTCGGAAAAAGAATAACTGGATCACTACACTACTTGAGAACTGGCAGACTAAAGTCTCACCAGTATTCTGAGCAAGACTTGGAAGATACCAAAGAAAGATTAATATCTAGAATAGATAAAATCATTCAAGATACTAATTTTATTCCCACAAAGAACGAAAGAGTTTGCTCATTCTGTGACCACGGTAGGAGTGGGGCATGTGGTATCGGAGCAGTAAGATTTAAGAAGTTTAATAGAGATATATAAAAAAATCCCCCTGGAAAATCCAGGGGGATTAATTATTTAATTAATGTTTTAAATCAGAAGTTTTCTGAAGGGTATGAATCTGTAGAAGCTGCAAAATCGAAGTCATTCTCGACGACCATTTTGACTGCTTCCTTGTGTGTGAAACCAATCGTTGAGAGATCGTCAATAACGTTCTCATTGATGGTCTGGCTCATGCTGTTGATAATTGTGTTTAATGTGTTCATGACAGGAATCCTATCACCTTTCTGCCTTGGTGGCAACTTGTTTACTTTTATTTTGTTTTTTGTTCAAATATAAAGTATAATATATTTGATGTCTTTGACACAGAGAAGGATAGCAGTATGACAACAGAGAATGCAACCCCAGAGCAGTATTTTTTTTCCAGGCGAAAGAAAAAATCTCAGCCAGATTTTAAAAAGCTAAAGGCCAACGCTATAGACATATCTATCCTAGAGGAAGATGATACCAAAACCGCAAAGGGAAATGCCTACAGGCATACAAAAAGTGGATATAGAAAAGACTTGGGCATAAATTTAAGATCAAATTGGGAAGCAAATTTCGCAAGGATATTAAATGCTTACGAAATATTATTTGAATTTGAACCAAAAGTTTTTACCTACCCAATCAAAAGGGGAACTAAAGGATATACGCCAGACTTTTATTTTCCCAAGCTTGATGAATGGGTTGAAATAAAGGGATACTTAGACGACAAGAGTAAGATAAAACTGAAAAGGTTTAAAAGATATTATCCAGACGAGTTTAATAAGCTCACGTTTATCATAAGTAAATATTCTACAGCAGCTAAGAAATTTGCTGAAGAGCTAGATATTCCAGTGGTTCTGTATTACGAAGACATCAAAAATGTTTATATGGAAAAGATCGCAAACTGGGAAGGAAACTAGTATGGGGAGTTATAGGGAGCAGTATTACACTCTCAAAGAAGAGGAAATGCAGGCCTTAATTAAAAGGTCAAAAGAAGGAGACGAAAAAGCGTCGATAGAGTTGTTGAATGTATTTAGCAACTTCCTTACAAAGTACGTGACAATGCTATATGTTGGCAAGTACAGCATTAACGACTATGACATCAGGAGATTTATATCTTTATTTATCAAAGATGCCTATGTCAGATTTGCATTAATGAAGAATAAACTTAATTCTGATCAGTCAAAGATTGTTTTTGAAGCAATGAATCGGAATCAATTACATGACAAAAAGATACTGTACAGAAGAAGAAGTAAAGCATACTGTTGAGGTGACCTTCTTTCAGTGTATAAAAAGATACGAGAAGAAAGATTCTGAAAAAGGACCTATTCCATTCAGCGCATTCTTATATAGTTATTTCTTTTACTTACTTAAAAAGAACGTTGATACTTTCTTAATAGATCAGCTTGGAAGAAAGTCTTTCCCTCTCATGCAACGGAAGTGCGTCTGATGATCAAAGGAGAGAGTCAGAGGGAATAACTATTGACGTAGATACAATAGAGCATGCCTTCACTGATCTTTTCTTTTCAGAAGAGATAGATGAATTTTGGGTACTAGGAGAAACAGCTACTACTCCTTTTGATGAGTTAACAGTTCAAGAAAGACAGTTAATCAAGTGGAGATTTATTGACAAGAAGAGATCTTCTGAGATAGCATTAAAGATCACCGAACACCCAAACACGGTAAGAGAACACATTACTAAGATTAAAATAAAACTCAAAGAAATAGTCATCAAGAACAACAGTATTGATGGTATAATTATACCAATAAAGTTTGACTAAAGTTTGATAAGGATTGATTTGTGAACACAGAGTCTGTTAAAGTTTTATTAGATAACTTGTCTAAATTTCTTGGACCACAACTCCAAGAGGTTATAGCTGCTATAGCTGATAATAATGAAATAGAAAAATACTATATTGAGATACCAGATGCTAATTATGTTGATCTTACGATATATGATCTTGCATCATTAGTAGCTAGATCGTCCAATGTGTATGGCCGTGCAGCAAGATTCGCCGGCATTGCAAGAGCACAATACAAGATACTAGAAGGCCAATACAAGAAAGTCTATAAGGTTAACAGAATAGGCAAGAACGAGGCTGAGAGAGAAGCTAACGCATTCAATGCTGCAGACAGCCAGCATGCAGCCCTGACGGCTGTAGAGGCTATTGTACAGCTAGCAGAGTCTATGGAATCAGCAGCCAGAATATCTTCCGAGTCTGCAAGAAAACTAATGGATAAGGTCCAGTCAATGCAGGTGGCTTCTTCAAGAGAAGAAAAAGGATCTTTTTCCGATAACGATTTTAGGACTTTTTAAACATGTACATAGGACATTATAAATCAGTAAACGCTAGTAAAGAGTTCTACTCTTCTGTTAGAGATCAATTAGATTTTCCAACTCAAGCAATACTAGATGGGGAAAGATACTTGCTACTTGCAACGCACTTTGCTGCAACTAAATCTCAAAAAGATAATATCAATAGCCGAGCTAGTCAGTTGGGAATTAAGACTGACGTAAAAGTTGACTGACTAAATGAATATAGAAGTTTTTTGTGATGGAGCGTCTAGGGGACAAGGTCAAAAAAAGGTCGGAGAAGCTTCATGTGCAGCAGTAGTGTATAAGAATAGAAAAAAGGTTGCGCAGTTTGCTAGAGGTCTAGGGCCGAGAAGCAACAATGAAGCAGAGTATGAGGCAGTGATAGCTGCGTTATTAATATGTTCAATGTCAGATTTTTTAGATCCTATTATATATACAGATTCAGCTGTTGTTGCAAATCACATAAACGGAAAATGGGTTTGCAGAAACTCATCTTTAATACCTCTTCTCATGACCATAGAAGACATAAGACAAGAGTATCCTTTTAGGGTTTTACAAGTTGATAGGTCCTTTGTTTGGGAGGCAGACTTCTTGGCAAACGAATTTTTAGATCAATTAAAACAACGAAAACAAATAATCAACAAAAAATAGTGGTATAATATCTCTCATGGAAAAAAACATTAAATCAAACTCACCAATCATTCTAGGGCTAGCTGGAAAAGCTGGTAGTGGTAAGACATCTGTAGCAGAACAAATAGTTCCAAAGGGTTCTTTCTCTACTTCTTCGTATGGAATGATTTGGGATCATATTTTCTATGCTCTTCCGCTTTATGAATTGTCTTCTATCAGAAGAACTATCTCTGGAGTAAATGAAGATTCTAGACAGCTGTACGCAATACATTCAGTCCTATATGACATATACGGATCTTCAGCTATAGGGTCAATACCTAACTATGAAGACTTTATAGATAGAGTTAAGAAGATAAAGAACCTCCCAATAGAGCCAGATGGATATAAGCCAAGATCATTCCTTCAGAATGCTGGAGATATATGCAGAGATCAATTCGAAGATTGCTTTGCTAAGTGGGGCACATTAAAGGCAAATAAGATTTATAATAATTACATTAGATCAATCGATGAAGACTCAACTGAATTTGCAGCTGCATTTACAGTGATAATATCTGATGTAAGATTTGAGAATGAAGCTAGAGCAATACTAGAACAGCCTAATGGTATGGTTGTTTGCTTTGACGCTGATCAATCAGTTCTAGACCAAAGAATATTGGCTAGAGATGGTAGACTTATGAGTGATGAACACATGAATCATAAGTCGGAACAACAAATCTCCATAGTAAAAGAGATGGCAACAGCCGTAATAGATACAACTAATATGGATATAAAACAACAGACAAAAGCAACGCTAGAAGCAATAGGAGTACTGCAGGTGCAAAGTGCCTAAGATAAGTAAAAACGCATTAGAACAATCGATAGACTCCCCATTAGACCAGGTGGTAAATTTAATGACCCAAGAAATAACAGTTTCTACTAACCCAGTTTTTATCTGTGGTGTAAATAGAAAAATTAACATAGGCAATTTTGAAAATATAGATGTGTATGCAGGGATTACAATTCCCCTTACAGACATAGACCCTTCAGACAGAGAAGCTCTATCGGAAGCCGTCAAGCAGGCAGCTGCAGACGGTTTTGGGATAGTTTCTAGAGAAACTGGTGAGAGATACTCGATCATCAAGGAATCTCAACAGGGCAAATAAGGTTTAGTTATATACTATAGAGCTTGCAATTTTAGCTTTTGTAGTGTAAAATTAAAATCCAGCTTTAAAACAGCTGAAAATCTGGAGACTAGGCCTAAAGGTTACCAGGTTTTGAATTAATTCAATCAACAAGAAACAAGGAAAATAATGATTAAGAAACTAGCTAGTATTTTTAAAAAAAGAGCATTAAAATTTAAGGGAGATAACGCTATTGTAAACAGTGTTATTGATCAAGTAGTTGCCGATGTAGAAGAAGTTGCAGAAAAGGTTGAGGAATCTGTCAAGGTAGTAGTTGACGTAGCCACTAAGGAAGCAGCAGAGGTTGTTAAAACCGTAGAGAAAAAGGTTCCAAAAACTCCAGCCAAAAAGCCTACAGGCACTTCAACTGCAAGCAAGCCAAAGCCAAAAGGTAGACCTAAGAAGTCATCCTGATTCATTAAACGGGGTAACTCTTTCCAGTAATGGGGGAGTTATCCCGTTTTTTGTATTACTATAGAATTCATGTCTACAGCACAGTATCGCAGGATTATTAAAAGTTCTTGGTCAAATACAAATGAGCAAAGACGTTTAGATCAGCAGTATCAAGTTGAAGCAAGTATCCAAGAAGAAACTAATAACATAGATACACCTCAAGAAGAACAATAAAAACTATGGCCATAAAGCAATTCATTGGAATCTCTCGTTTTACATACTTAACACAACCTAAGATGGGAACAAGCAGAGTAATGAATGGCGTAGTAATGCCTTTACCAAAAGTAAAAAAAACAGATATAAAAAAATCTAAAGGATCTAAATCAAATGGCAAAAAAGCAAACAGCTCCAGCAAAAAGCGCTCCAAGTAAAAAAAGTTCTTCAGGACCATCCTCTGACTTTATGTATGACATGGTTCCTACAAAGTCCGAAAAACCATCTCGCAAGAAGAAGTAGTGCAGTGGCAGCCAAGAAAGATTCTCGCTTAACTAAGGCTGGCGTATCAGGTTTTAATCAACCTAAGCGCACTCCTACCCACCCAAAGAAGTCTCACGTAGTTGTTGCTAAAGTTGGGGATAAAGTTAAGACGATTAGATTTGGTCAACAGGGTGTATCTGGATCCCCTAAGAAGCAGGGTGAATCAAAGTCATATGCAGCTAGAAGGAAGTCTTTCCAAGCTCGACACGCTTCCAATATTGCTAAGGGTAAAATGTCTGCAGCCTACTGGGCCAATAAGGTAAAGTGGTAGTCTCATGGAAGCAATTTTTGTAGCACTTATAGCAGCTGTTGGCGGAATTCTAGCAGCGCTTGTGCAAATGGGTCGCAAAGAAAACAAAGATGACCACAACGTCGTTGCCAACTTGCTCGTGAATGTAAAGGATGATATTATTCATTTACATCAAAAACTAGATCACTTAGATGATCAGGTTGATAAGGTCGATGATAAGATTGACGTACACCTTAAGTCTCATAGAGGTAAATAAAATGGCAGCAAAAAAAACTTCAGATAAAAACTGGATAGCTGGAGCAATTAAAAGACCCGGTGCTTTTACGAGAAAAGCTAAAAAAGCTGGCAAATCTGTATCAGCTATGGCAACTGCCGTTACTAAAAATCCAGATAAGTATAGCAAGTTAACTGTACAGCAGGCTAACCTTGCAAAGACATTAAAAAAGATCAACAAAAAAGGAAAATAAAATGGCTGCAAAGAAAGCAAAATCATCTGTCTATAACAATGCTAACAAAGTTCTAGACGACACTATGGATGGCTCAAAGAGTGTTCCAAAAGCAAAAAAGTACAAGGCTAGCGCAACAACTGCTAAGACCTTTAGCTCCAAAATCAAAACAACCAAGAAAAAGTAGGAAATTATTATGGCAATGAAAAAAGCATCCGCAAAAAAAATGATGGCAAAACCAGCTGCTAAGCCAGCTGCAAAAACTGGTGGCATGACAGCTGCACAGAAGAAATTACCAGCATTCATTCAGAAGTCTATTGCTGCAAAGAAATCAGCAAAGAAAAAGTAATTGAATGCAATAAAAAAAATACAGAATTGTCAGTATAAAGATATTATTGACAATATCGACTATTATGTAGACATTTTTTTATCTGAAGGTTTTTTGGGATTTAATAAAATAAACATCTCTTTTTCTCAACAAGAAAAATTAATGAATCTTTTTGCAGAAAAATTAAATTGGAAATATATCTCTCCTATTAATATGGAAAACCATACTTTTACAATAGATCTATATGAAGAAAAAAAAACTAAAGATCAGATATTAATTCCATGGCACTTAGAACATGTAAAGAGCACTAATCCTCAGGTAGCAGCTTCTTGGAACATGAGGGAGTTAACTTGTCCAATTGGGCATGGTATGACTGGATTCATTAATTCTAGAGACGTATCCAAAAAGATGCCAAAAGAATGGTTGCAGTTTCTATCTGGTGCAGTAGTTAAAGATTCTAATGGCAACTTTCCTGAGCGTGATGCAATTAAACCACACCCAAATACTGATGAGCCAATGTTGAGAATCGGTCCCAACATATCAGAAGAGCTAATAACTATTCATGATAAAGAACCTTCAAAAGAAGATATTGAACTTTTTAATATTATACTAAAATGGATATTTGATACGGTTAATTACGACGAACAAATCCAAAAGTGGTGGACTTGGGACTTATATGATATTATATTAGTTGACCTATTTTCAATGTATCACGCTGTAAAAGGTGGTTTTGAATATGATCAAAGAATATTCAGTAGATTTTGGGCTTATGAATCAAGTCCAGAGAATCATTTATACATTCTAGTAGAAGATTAAAGCAGGCAATCATGAACCAAGAAGAATCATTCAGCGGTTTTATGCCAATGATTAGTCAGATTAATCTAACTAGAGAAGCCTCTATGCTTAGTACCGATGGGGATCTGACTAATGCGCACACATTTAGTATCAATACTAGAGATGGCCATCAACATGTCTTTAGTATAACTAACAATGATCTTATGCGATTGTTCTTTTTAATTAATAAAGTCGTGAGCGAACCATGAACGCCATGCACAGTACATTTTTTTTCTTAGTATTTTTGATGTATTTATCCTTTCTTTGGAAAAGATAATCTGATATAATATACATATGAACGAACAAACTTGGACATGGTTTTTATTTAGCATGGAACTAATAGGTATCTCTGGTAACTATTTAGTCGGGAACAAGAAATGGCAAGGGCACTTAATTGTTGCCCTTCATTCTTTCCCATGGGCGGTTTACTCAATAGTATTTGACAAACCAGGCTTTCTCGCTATGTGGCTCCTATGGCAATCAGTACATTGGAGAAATATGTGGAAGTGGAAAAAAGAAAATGTTAGATAAGAAAATTATATCTATTGTTGTTTCTTACAATGATATAACAAACACTAGAATTGCAGTAGAAACCCTACTCAATCAAACTCTTCAAACAAAAATTATTGTATGGGATAATGCATCAGTAGATGGAACAGTCGAATCTCTAACTGACGAATTTGGAGATAAGATTATAATCCACTCTAGTAAAGAAAATCTTTTCTGGACCCCAGCCATTAATAAGGCACTAGAACTTTATTATGATGGAGAAGATGTTATACATTATTCAAACAATGATATTCATTATCCAATAGAGTCCTTAGAGAGAATGGTCCAAGACTTATATGAGACTAACGCAGGAGCAATTGGTCCGATTGCGTCAGGAATTGGCGGACTTCAAGACTATCATACCCACCAAGAAAAAATTGACGGACATTTTAATAACTTTGATACACTGTATGAGTATATAAAAAACAAAAAAGCAACTAGGGCATCTAGCCTAATAGGGGCATGCATCCTAATGAAAGCCTCTGTATGGAAACTTGTTGGTCCATTAGATAACGCAATGCCATTGGGAGCAGACGATGCTGACTACTCAATCAGAATAAAAGAAAAAGGCTACCCTTTATACATTTCTCAAAAAGCCTACATCATGCATGTAGCTCATGCAAGTGGTTCTGTAGGTGCAGAAAACTGGGATAAGATGGGATCTAAGTCTTGGCAGTTTTTTAATAAAAAGTGGAATGGATACTACTTCAATGAGCTAGAGGCGATAAGATGCATGTGGGCACATGAATATCATCCAAACTGGGACATAGGAACTGGCTGGATGGAGGAAGAGGAAAGAATAAAAATATGGCAAGAAAGAAAGTGTAACTATGATGGATCACCAATCCAATAAACTAATGTGTGCAGATACTCCTATCATAATAATCTCAAGAGATAGATTGTCATATCTTACTTCTTTGATTTCATGGCTTGAAAAAGCTGGATATAATAACATTATTATATGCGACAATCAAAGCACCTACCCACCAATGCTAGACTGGCTAAGTAATACAAAACATAAGGTATATCATAGTAATTTTAACTCTCATCTAGCACCATGGGTAACTGGATTGGTAGACGAGTATTGTGCTGGCCAAAATTATGTAGTTACAGATTGCGATGTAATTCCTACAGAAGACTGTCCTTATAATGTTCTTGACTTTTTTTCAAAAGCTTTAGAAGTATTTGAAGATATTAACAAGGTAGGACTGTCATTAAGAATAGACGACTTACCCGAATGCTATATAAATAAAGAAAAAGTACAGAAATGGGAAAGTCAATTTTGGGGATATAAGAGAACCGAACAATTTTTCCAAGCACAATTGGATACAACGTTTGCTCTCTACAGAGCGGGAACTGGTCACGACCTAAACAATTCCCTAAGATCAGCACCTCCTTATTTCGCAAGACATCTCCCTTGGTATTCCAACAGTGCAGAACCAACAGAAGAAGAAGAGTATTATTTTGCTCACGCTTCTACAGATATAACTACATGGACAAATGAACCAGTAAAACAAAGTCATGTTATTTAATTTAAGGAGAATCAAGTGAAAAAAGCATTAGTGCTAGGTGGTGGTGGTTTTATCGGAAGCCATATGGTAAGAAGATTAAAGCAAGAGGGGTACTGGGTAAGAGCTGTAGACTTAAAGCTGCCTGATTTTTCTAAGTCATCTGCAGATGAATTCTTAATCGGAGACCTAAGAGATGCACACTTTGTTGACGAGATCTCAACTGGCTTTGATGAAGTATATCAATTTGCTGCAGACATGGGAGGTGCTGGTTATATTTTTACCGGAGAACACGATGCAGATGTTATGCATAACTCAGCAACAATTAATTTAAATGTATTAAATTCAATTAAGAATAATGCTCCAGATACTAAGATTTTTTACAGCAGTTCTGCGTGCATATATCCAGAACACAATCAGATGGATCCAGATAATCCAAACTGCGAAGAGTCTTCTGCGTATCCTGCAAATCCAGATAGTGAGTATGGATGGGAAAAACTTTTTAGTGAAAGACTTTATTTTTCTTTTTATAGAAATTATGGAATCAAAGTAAGAGTGGCTAGATATCATAATATATTTGGTCCTGAAGGAACTTGGAATGGTGGCAAAGAGAAGGCACCAGCAGCCATTTGTAGAAAAGTTGCAGTGGCATTAGATGGGGACCCTATAGAAATATGGGGTGACGGAGAACAGACAAGATCGTTTCTTTATATAGATGAATGTATTGAGGCCACTCGTAGGCTTATGGACTCTGATTTTATTGGGCCAGTAAACATTGGTTCAGAAGAAATGGTTAGCATTAATCAACTGGTAGACCTAGCTTCTTCTATAGGGGGAAAGAACTTAAATAAGTCACATGTCCCTGGTCCAACTGGAGTAAGAGGAAGAAATTCAAACAACAATTTAATTAGAGAAAAGTTAAACTGGAACTACTCTCTTCCTTTATCTGAAGGAATTAAAAAAACATATAATTGGATTGTTGAAAGAATAACAGAGATAAAATAAATGAAGAAAAAAGTACTATTAATTGTGCCTACAAGAGGCAGACCTGACAAAGCAAAAGAGTTATATGATAACTATGTAGAAAATTCTTTTGATTGTGACATAGTGTTTGGTCTTGATGAGGATGATGAGTATAATTACCAAAGAATTGACGGAGCTATGTATGAGGTTGGGCCTAGAGTATATGCCCCTCAAACAATGAATCTAATATCACAAAAGTATGTTAATGAATATGAGTACTTTGCTTTCATGGGTGATGATCATAGAATAAGAACAAAAGATTGGGACAAAATTCTTCTTCAACCAATAGAGCAAAGAGGGTATGGATTTTCCTACGGCGATGATTTATTGCAGGGGGAGAGACTTTGTACTGCTGTTATGTTCTCTACAAATATTATCAAGCCGATTAGTGGACTTATGGTTCTTCCAACTTATCCCAAGAAGCATCTCTATGCGGATGACTTTTGGATGGAGTTAGGTAAAAGACTTGGAGCAATTACTTATTGCCCAAATGTAGTGATAGAACACTTGCATTACTCAGTCGGAAAGTCTGAGATGGATACATCTTACGCAGAAACAAATAATCCAGAAAGATACTCTATTGACGGAGCAGAGTATGCAAACTATTTACAGAATCATATAGACAATGACGTTCTAAAAATAAAGGAATTTTTAGGAGTTATATAAATGAAAAAGTATCTAATAACATATACAACTCCAGATAGAGATCATGTTCAGACAGACCTAAAAGATAGGTGTTCTGAAAAGGGAATCGTATATATTAGATATACTTTAGAAAGACTACAGTCAACTTCTTTTTATTCAGACAATAAACCTATCCTTGATTTAAATAGAGGTGCCGGATATTGGCTTTGGAAACCCTACATAATACATGAGACTCTATGCGAGATGCAGGATGGAGATATTCTTTTGTATCACGATATAGGTGATGTAGTTGATCTTAATATATTTGACTACTTGCAGCACTCTATGAATAAAGATAATTACTGTTTAGTTTTAGAAAATAAATTTCCTCATGGAGAATGGACTAAGAGGGATTGTTTTCATTATATGGATTGCGACACAGAAGAATACTGGAATGCAACACAGGTTGAAGCTGGACTGTCTGCGTGGTTAAAAAATAAAAGTTCCATAAATTTTTGCAAGGAATGGTTACGTTTTTGCAAGATACCAGGCTTATTAACCGATGCGCCAAATACATGTGGAAAAGATAACCTGCCTAGATTTAAAGACCATAGACATGATCAAAGCATTTTAACTAACTTGGTATTAAAAACCAATCCAAAAATATCCAACCCTTACTTATGGAAGTACGTACAAAATAATGTCTACTGTTAAAGATTTAATAAGAGAAGAACTCAATAAAGAATTCTTGGAAGTTTGTAATAAATGGGAAAACTCTGAACATTATAATTCTATGATTTATGACATGTTCAAAGTTCGTTCTCTTGAAATAAAAGAACTTGCTAATCATATTAATATAGTCAGAGAAACATCTAGTGGCTACGGAGAGGATGCGTTCAGATATCTTTGGCTGCACCTGGTTAATCAGATGCCAGACACATTCAGTTTTCTTGAGATAGGGGTTTATAAAGGCTCCGTGCTTTCCTTAGTTGAACTAATAGCAAGCATATTCAAGATGAATAAAACAATATATGGAGTTTCTCCACTGGACAGTAGTGGAGATAAGTATTCTAATTACTTAGATCAAGATTATTTTGCAGCAATAAATAAATTATATTTTGATTTACAACTTGATATATCAGATACTAAAATTATTAAAGGTTACTCAACCGACCCTTTAATAAAAGATGAAATTATTAATCTTGAATTATTTGATATGATATACATAGATGGCAGTCATGACTATGAGGACGTTGTAAGTGATATAGAACTAGCGCACAAGTGCTTAAAGAGACAAGGCCTACTTATATTGGACGACGCCTCGTCTAGAATAAATTTAGGACCATCTCCAGAATTTCATGGTCATGAAGATGTTGCTAGAGCTATAGATGATATTTTAATTAACAATAATCAATACCAGCATCTTATAGCTCTTGGTCATAATAGGGTATTTAAAAAGCTTTGATATGCACAGCTTGATTTTGACTGTTCATAATAAAGATTGGATGATTAAAGATGTCATGCAATCTATCTATAAAAATACAGTTGGGGAATATGAGTTAATCATTATTCTGGACGGATGTTCAGACAACTCAGAAGAAATAGTTTTATCTAATTTAAAAGACAATACAAAGATATTTTATGCAGATGATGTTTTTGAAACTAAAGCTAATAATATAGGCCTAAAGAAAAGTCAGGGAGATAAAGTCATAATCATCCAAGATGATATGATAATAAATGAATATTCATGGAATAAAAATTTATTAAAACCATTTATTTTTGATGATGTATTTGCTGTTACTGCTAAAATGGCACACAATTGGGAAATAGATGATCAGCTAACAGTAGTGGATGTAGATCATGCAGATGCCAGTAATACAGATAGAGAAACATTTGCCATAAGATCTTGCGTAAATAGAGGGCCCCTTATGATTGACCACAATGTATTGAGTAATTTAAACTATTTAGATGAGATTTATTCACCACAAATTATGGATGACCATGATCTATGCTTCAGGGCTTATACTAAATATGGAAAAAAATGTGGATATTATTTTATAGATTTTACATCAGAAGATTCATGGGGATCTACCAGAAAAAATGGAATCACTGCCCCATGGTTTGATGCAACCTATTCTAAAAATAAAAAAACATTCTATGATAGATTTTCTAATGAGATAGAAAGCTATAGAATAATAGAAAACAGGAAGATATAATTACCCTAGTATTGTTACTATAACAATATATTTAACTTTAAAAGGAGAAATAAAATGGCAAGAAAGTACACAGGCAACTCAGACGGTGATGGCAAGGGCGCAAAGCCTGGCACTCAAAAATTAATTGAACTATGCGGAAAGCGTTGGAAGTTCAGCAATCTTGGAGCTTACTCAAATCGTTTGATGCGTAACTCCAACACCGCTGGAAAAAAGCTAGGCGATCCTGGTATGGAAAAGTGGCTATCGGTTCATGCAACGGGTCGTGCATGTGACGTTGGATACACAGATCGTAAGGCAGCAGTTGAAGCTTGGGATTGGTTTCTCAAGTACTCAAAAGAACTTGGCATTGAAGAGATTCACGACTATGCTTTTGATTCTGACAAAGCAGACAAGAACGTTGGCTATGGTCGTGGTTACCGCTGTTCTCGTGGTGAAGGATCAAAAGGCGTCAAGGTTTATGATGCTAAGGATAACGCAGGTTCTTTCGGTGGCAAGTGGCTTCACTTTGAATTGTCTCCAGAAATGGCTAATGACGCTGCAAAGTTTGAAGCTGCATGGAGAGCATTACCAAAACCCGGCGCTGCATAATGCCAATGAAAGATAAGCTAATGTGGGTAATTACTCTTGGCATACTGGGCTTTATTGGCTTAGTTGTTGTAGGTGAATACTCATCCATGCTTTACGCACAAAATCAAACTGGCGAAGCTGTTGCTACAAACCCAGAAGCAATCGCTTTAGTGCAAAATGCCCTCGTAGGACTTATAGGAATTATCGGCGGATACTTTGCTGGAAAGACTAAAGAATAATTATTTCTTTGAGGACGAATGATAAAGCACGCAGTAGTCATGATAATATTTTTGTCTATGTTTGCAATGCCTGCAGCTCTTATTGCAATAATTGTAGACATAATAAAAGAATCAGAACCTGACTTTGACATAGATTAGTATGCTATACTAATCATCGTGCAACGGAGGCCGGTGCGAAGCCCCAGTGAAACTTAATTCACTGGGGCTTTTCCCTTTCTTGGCCGCCGTAAAAATACTTCATGTTCATTACTATTAAGAGTGAACATCGGAGGGCTGACTGATGAGGTT